AACGTGAGCGGTATCGGATTTTGCAGCGGTACGCGGAGCCGCAGACGGATGCTGGCGCGATGTACGCCACGCGGTACACGGGGCCGAGGCCGAACAGGCCGGTGGTGAACGGCAGGGCGATGGTGAGCCGGGAAGAACTGGCGGATTTCCAGCGGCTGTTCGGGGCGGATAAGACCCTGCGGGATTTGCTGAACGCGGATCGGATGGGTGTGCCGTCGGTGCCGTCGGCGATGGACCCCCGGGCGCGTGGGATGCAGGGGGCGAACGTGGCGCCGGGAATGCCCGGGATGATCCCCGGTGGTGGCGCGGGGCCGGTGGCGCAGGGGCGGATTCCGGGTGAGGTCGAGCGGAATGTGATGAATTCGCTGATGGCGCTGGGACCGATGATGGGCGGGCTGCCGCTGGCTGGGCGTGCCGCGATGGCGATGCGGGGCCGGCAGCCGATGCCGAGGATTGACCCGTATATGCCCGACGCCGCCCCGGTGTTGCTGCGGCAGGCGCCGCGGCCGCTGCCGGGTGTGACGCGCTGATGCAGAAACCGATATACACCGCGACCGAGGAGCAGGCGCTGATGACGCGCCTGTGGGAGCCGCGTATTCGGGACGACCCCGAGGCGTTCGTGTTGCTGGCGTTCCCGTGGGGGCAGCCGAACACGCCGCTGGCGGCGTTCGACGGGCCTCGGAAGTGGCAGCGGCGCGTGCTGCGGATGATCCGAGATCACATCGGGGCGAACCGTGGGCAGGTGGAAATGGACACCCTGCGGGCGGCGGTGTCCAGCGGGCGCGGGATCGGAAAGTCGGCGCTGGTGAGTTGGCTGATCCTGTGGATGCTCTCGACGCGGATCGGCAGCACGGTGATGGTCAGCGCGAACAGCGAGGCGCAGCTGCGGGGCGTGACCTGGGGCGAGTTGACGAAGTGGTCAGCGATGCTGATTAACAGTCACTGGTGGGAGATCAGCGCGACGAAGCTCATGCCGGCGCAGTGGCTGACGCAGATTGTTGAGCGGGATCTGAAAAAAGGCACCCGGTACTGGGCGGCCGAGGGCCGGCTGTGGAGCGAGGAGAACCCGGACGCCTACGCGGGCACGCACAACATGGACGGGATGATGCTGGTGTTCGACGAGGCGTCGGGCATCCCGGACCCGATCTGGGCGGTGGGCGCGGGGTTTTTCACGGAGAACATCCTCGACAGGTACTGGCTGGCGTTTTCGAACCCGCGTCGCAACGAAGGGTATTTTTTTGAGTGTTTCCACGCCAAGCGGGATTTCTGGAAGAACATCCAGATCGACGCCCGCAGCGTTGAAGGCACCGACCAGCGGGTGTACCAGCAGATCATCGATGAGTACGGCGAGGACTCCCGCGAGGCCCGCGTCGAGGTGTACGGGGAGTTCCCCGCTGCCGGCGAAGACCAGTTCATCGCGCCGCGCTTGGTAGACGATGCCGTAAAGCGGCCGGCGTACAAAGACCCCACCGCGCCGATCGTGCTGGGCGTGGACCCCGCGCGCAGTGGCGCTGATGCGACCGTGATCGTGGCCCGTCAGGGGCGTGATCTGGTGGCGATTCGGCGGTATCGGGGCGACGACACGATGACCGTGGTGGGACACGTGATCGACGCCATCGAGGAATTCCGGCCCGCGCTGACGGTGATTGACGAGGGCGGGCTGGGATACGGGATTCTGGACCGCCTGACGGAGCAGCGGTTCAAGGTCAGGGGCGTGAATTTCGGCTGGAAGGCCAAGTCTAGCGTGATGTGGGGCAATAAGCGCGCCGAACTGTGGGGCGCAATGCGCGACTGGCTGAAATCGGCGCACGTACCCGTTGACCGGCAGTTGAAAGCTGACCTGACGGGGCCAAAGACGAAGCCCGACAGCAGCGGAACGGTGTACCTGGAGTCGAAGAAGGACATGAAATCGCGCGGCCTGGCGTCGCCGGACGCTGCCGACGCGCTGGCATGCACGTTTGCGTTCCCGCTGGCGCATCGGGAGTACAATGCCAAGGAGCAGCGCCGCTCGATCAGTGATCGCGGCGTGGTTTCGGCGGGTTGGATGGCTCACTGAGGGCCTCCGGGAGCGGTGATGGCAAAGAAATCCGTGTCTCTGAGCGTCGGCCGGGGCGAAAAACTGCCCACCGAGCGCGGCGCGGGCCTGACGGCCAAGGGGCGCGAGCGCTATAACCGCGAGACGGGGTCGAATCTGAAGGCGCCGGCACCGAATCCGAAGACTGAGGCCGATAAGGGCCGAAAAGCGTCGTTTTGTAGTAGAATGCACCCTATCGCAGAAAAAAGCGAAGAGGGTAGCCGTGCAAAAGCCGCAATGCGACGCTGGAAGTGCTGAAATGTGGGCCGACATCCAAGGGTACGAAGGCCGATACCAAGTGAGCACGCTTGGCCGGGTCAAGTCCTTGGCTCGTTTTCGTCTAGGAAAAGCCAACGCTCCAGTTCCAGTTGCCGAACGCATCATGCGTCTGACGCCCAAAAAAGATACAGGACGCACAAAACCTTACGTTGAGGTGCGTTTACGTGACGGCGGCCCAAGAACTGAGCCTTGCAGGTCGTTTTTGGTGCATCGGCTTGTAGCGCACGCGTTTATCAAGCCGCTTGAGCGCGACGAAGAGGTCGATCACCGCAATGGCGTGCATTCAGACAACCGCGTGGAAAATCTTCGGGTGTTGCACAAGGTTGAGCATGGCAGAATGCACCCCTGCATAGTGCATAGAGCGACTGTGCAGGGCGGAAAAGGTCAACTTTTGCCCTCACACATGAGGACAGCATGAAAAAACCCGGCGATCCAGGGCTCTACGCTGCGATTCACGCCAAGCGCGAGCGCATTGCTGCCGGCAGCGGTGAGAAAATGCGCAAACCGGGCGCTGCGGGCGCGCCCACCGCCAAGGCGTTCCGCGAGTCGGCCAAGACGGCAAAAAAGAGCAAGTAATGGCTGACAACGTGTTGGCAGCAAAAGTTCAAAGCGTAAAAAACGCTTTGATACCAGTCAACGTCCGTCAATTTGCCAGCCATTTGATGGGGAATCAGTCGCCTATTACTGAGGCGCAGTTTACACCCGAAGATTTGGCCGCGATACGTTACGCGATTGCAAAACAAGGCGGCAGCGCGACGGGCTCAATTGGCTATGGCGATTATGGGCCACAAGGGTTTTCCAGTTTTGGCGACAACACTAGAGAAGGCCTGCTGGACATGCTGTACAAGAGCTACACTGACCCTGCGTACCGCATGGAAACTACGCTTGGCATGGCGTCGTACAGGCGTTTGCCAGACGGTTCTTATGTGGTCGAAGACAGGTACAATTTCAACGCGCCGTCACGTCAACGGGTCACCAATGCTTTGCGCGAAAAAGGCGTCATGTCTCTTCTGACAGATGCGTATAAAAACAACGGCATGGCTGGCGTTTTGAACGTGTTGGGGAACGTGTACGGCAGCACGGAAGATGAGCCTGGCGCGCCCGTATCTATACGCCTTCCTGCAGTGAACTCACGGAGATAAGATCATGCCTCTGGTGAAATCAGCGTCTTCCGCCGCGTTTCGCAAGAACGTGAAAGCTGAAATGCAGGCCGGCAAGCCCCAGAAACAGGCTGTCGCCATCGCGTACAGTGTCAAACGCGAGGCGCAAAAGCCCGCGTCTGCAAAGAAGAAGTAATGGCCTCGTACAACCGCACCTCCGACCCCACCGGCATTGCCGGGGCCCGCGTGGCTGCTGCTGGCGGCAAGCAGGACGCGGATTTTCTGGCCGAGATGCGTCAGCGCATGACGATGGCGCAGGCTGCGGTGTCGAATTCCCGGCAGAACGAACTGGACGACCTGAAGTTCTATGCCGGCAGTTCGGACAATTCGTGGCAGTGGCCGCAGGACGTGCTGGCTACACGCGGCAGCGTGCAGGGCCAGACAATCAATGCCAGGCCGTGCCTGACGATCAACAAGCTGCCGCAGCACGTCAAGTCGGTCACCAACGACCAACGCCAGAACCGCCCCAGCGGCAAAATCATTCCTGCCGACGACAAGGCCGATCCGGAGGTTGCGGAGATTTTTGACGGCATTATTCGGCACATCGAGTACATGTCCGACGCGGACGTCGCCTACGACAC